CGCAGGCTGAACAACGTATATACAACTCAGTGCAGTTCCCGTCATTGCGCAAGAATCAGTACACCCCAATCACTGTAAACAACAAGTACATATCTTTACCAAATGATTTCTTGTCTGTGTACTCTTTGGCGTTGGTGACAGGTGTTACGAGCGCTAACTTGGATACCGGCACGTTTGAGTATTTGTTGAACAAAGATGTGAACTTCATCCGTCAAGCGTACCCAGCGCCAAACGATACAGGGGTGCCAAAATACTACGCTTTGTTCGGCCCATCAATTGTCAATGGGGCAATCTCAAATGAGCTGTCACTTATTGTTGGCCCGACACCTAATGCCGCTTATTACGTAGAGTTGCACTACTATTACTACCCAGAGTCAATTACTACCGTCGCTTCTGGTCAGACATGGCTTGGAGACAACTTTGATACCGTGTTGTTGTATGGTGCTTTGGTAGAAGCTTATACCTTTATGAAGGGTGAGGTTGACATCATTACTGGATACGACGCCAAGTACAAAGAAGCTCTTGCACTGGCTAAACGCCTTGGAGACGGCATGGAACGTACCGACGCATACCGCAGTGGGCAGTACCGCCAAGCGCCGTTGCCTCAGAATAACGGGGTGCGTTAATGGCTTTTACCGGCAACGTCTCTTGCAACGTCTTTAAGACGGGGCTGATGAACGGCACGTTTAACTTCACTTCGGGGACGTTTTATATTGCACTCTATACCAATGCAGCCACGCTTAATGCGTCTACCACGGCTTATACGGCTACGGGCGAGGTTGTGGCTTCGGGGTACTCGGCTGGTGGGCTGGCACTCACAATTGCGCAAACTCCCACGGTAGGTAACTCTGGCAATACAGCGTATATATCATTCAACAATGCAGCTTGGAATTCGGCTCTCACTGCCCGTGGTGCATTGATTTATCAAAGCGGTGGTGGAAACCCCGCAGTTTGCGTGTTAGATTTTGGCGCAGATAAGACTTCAACAATAACATTCACGGTACAGTTTCCCGCTGTATCAAATACATCAGCAATCATAAGGATCGCGTAATGGCAACTGTATTTACAACCAAAGGCGACATGGACGAATCTTTGCTTGAAAAGCGAGAGGGTACAGTCGATAATGACAACGAACTCACCACATGGGTTGAGTACTGGTTAGAGGGTGAGCTTGTTCACCGCTCTGCCCATGTCACCCTGAAAAAAATGCCCAGTTTTGCTGGTGGCGAAGCAGCTTCATTTTAAGGAAATATCATGGCAAATACTCAATCAATGACCACCTCTTTCATGGGTGAGTTGTTAACAGCAACGCACAACTTTGGCACTGCACCAACCCGTGCAACTAGCGCAACCGACTCATTTAAAGCCGCTTTGTATTTGGCATCTGCTACTTACAACGCATCTACTACGGCATATTCGGCAACTGGAGAAGTCTCTGGTGCTGGGTACTCCGCAGGTGGTATAGCGGTCACGGCTGCAACTCCTCCTACAGCGACCAACGCATCGACAACTGCCGGGGTAGCCTTTTTTACGCCTTCTGCCAGCTTGACTTACACCTCGGTGACTTTGACAACGGCGTTTGATGCCGTGTTGATTTACAACGCATCACAAAGCAACAAGGCAGTCAGCGTCCACACGTTTGGTTCACAGACCATTACGGCGGGTACTTTCACTTTGACCATGCCTGCAAACACCACTTCCACAGCACTGTTGCGTCTGGCTACAACCTAAGCGGAGGCGGCGCAGGCCGTAGACCATGTTTGGTATATCCGCATACGCCCAGTCACCCTACGCTGCCCTTGGCGAGAATGTAGTCGTTGTCGCCCTGACGGGCGTGTCTGCGTCTGGGAACGTAGGCACTGTTGAAGTTTTGTATGCCATTCCTCTGACGGCGGTTTCAGCAGAGGGCAATGTAGGTACTGTTGTTGCCACAGGGTCGCAGGCAATAACAGGGGACGAGGCAACAGGTAGCGTTGGAACGGTCAGCGTTGATATTTCTATCCCTCTGGTTGGGGTTGCGGCTCTTGCAGACATTGGTAATGTAAACGAAACCAACTTTCCATTAATAGCTGGAGTTCACGCCAACGGTGAAGTTGGTACATCCGTAGCGGTGCTAACGATTGCTCTATCTGGAGTGGCGGCTTCGGGGGCGGTTGGCACAGTAACCAACGGCGGTGTAGAGGTTGCCTTGTCAGGTGTTGAGGCAGCGGGTCTTGTTGGGACAATGATCTACAACGAGTCGGATGTGACATCCGGCGATGTGGCTACAGGTGAAGTTGGTTTTGTAGCTTCCGCTATTTCGGTTGCTTTGACAAGTGTTACGGCTTCTGGCGCGGTTGGTACTGTTGGGTTCGCGCAGGTTGGGCTCTTGACCACGGATTCAGCGGCGGGTCTTGTTGGCACGGTTGGCCCTGTAGTTACTGTGGCGCTGTCAGGGGTTCAGGCTGCTGCCTCAGTTGGAAATGTAATTGCTATATATTGGAGATTGGTTGATGACAGCGAAACCTCAAACTGGCAAAATGTAAACAATTCCCAAACTGCTGGCTGGGCGCTGGTAAACAACGCGGAAACAGCCGACTGGACTTTGGTTGAGACGGATTAAGGATACACATGGCTTTTGTACTTGCAGACCGAGTAAAAGAGACTACCACTACGACTGGTACGGGAACAGTGACGCTTGCCGGTGCATCGGCGGGGTATCAGTCATTTTCTGCTATTGGTAACGCAAACACCACTTACTACACAATTGCAGCCCAAACCGGCACAGAATGGGAAGTTGGAATTGGTACATACACATCGTCAGGTACAACGCTTGCCAGAACAACGGTAATCTCTTCCAGCAATGCAGGCTCACTGGTCAACTTCAGCGCGGGTACAAAAGATGTGTTTGTGACCTACCCAGCAGAATTTACAGCTAACGCTGTTGGCGGCGGCATTGGCGCAGTGCTTCTTAATGCAACCACCGCTACTGTAAGTGGAACGGTTGCCACGGGGCAAAATGGTTTCACTGTTGGCCCTCTGACAATTAACAGCGGTGTAACCATCACCATTGCATCAGGACAAAGGCACGTAATCATATGAGTACGATTAAGTCATCCACTACGTTAACCACTGCATACTCGGTAGAAGCAGATACAACGGGCGCGCTTGTTATTCAGACAGGCGCTACGCCAACTACGGCGGTCACAGTAAGTTCCGCCCAAGTTGTTACATTGGCTAATGCCCTGCCAGTGGATTCTGGTGGTACAGGGGCAACTTCAGCGTCTGCGGCAAGAACATCATTAGGCTTGGTAATTGGCACAGATGTACTTGCTCCATCAGGTTCTGGCGCATCACTTACATCTTTAAATGCAACAAATATTTCATCTGGAACATTAGCTAAAGCAAGATTGCCTACGGGGTCTGTGTTGCAAGTAGTAAGCACAACTAAAACCGATACATTCTCAACTGCAACAACAGGTTCTTGGGTAGATGTCACTGGTCTTTCAGTATCAATTACACCAACAAGTGCTTCATCAAAAGTATATGTTGTCGTTGATGTAGCTTTGGCACTATCTACAGTTGTTGATATTGTTCAACAAAGATTAGTTAGAAACTCAACCGCTATTAATGTCGGAGACGTAAGCGGAAGTAGAAATCAAGTGTCAGGTGCTTCTGGTGTTATTTCTTCAAATAATACAAATGCTAACCACACGAGAGCGTTTAATTTTTTAGATTCTCCAACAACTACCTCCTCAACAACGTACAAAATACAAGTTTTTTCAAGTACTGGAACTAAATATGTAAATCGTAATGGTGAAAATTTAGATAATTCTACTTTCTACACAGGCACTTCAACAATCACAGTTATGGAGATAGCAGCATGAACCACAATGCAATATATGCTCTTTATCCGCAAGTTGTCACGATTGATGATGGCGCAGGCGCATTTGACAAAGATGGAAACAAGATAGACATTGACCTTGCCGCAGTCGCTGCTTGGGTAGACCCCAACGCCTATAAAGCCAAACGCCAAGCTGAGTACCCACCAATGACAGACTACCTTGATGGTGTAGTCAAAGGCAACCAAGCGCAGATTGATAAATACATTGCTGA